GCAGTAAACGCACCTACTCCTAATTACCTAGATAACGCAGGAGTACCGAAAACAGCATATACGGCTTCTATTCCTTTCGTAGCAAGCGGAGGATTTGAATCTGCTACAGGAACTGTAAAGAACGGAGCTAAGTTCTACGATGCAATCGACAGTACAGACACACAAGGGCTTACAGGCGGGTGTTACACTAACATGATTAACTTACTATCCAATAGTGATGATTACAGATTTAACATCCTAATAACCCCGGGATTATATAACGCAGACTATACTTCACAAGTAACTTCTATAATTTCTAGCACACAACAAAGAGGAGATAACTTATATGTTATGGACTTGGTGAAATACGGAATGTCAATTACAGACGTAACAGGGCAAGCAGCAAGTAGGAATACTTCATACGCAGCTTCATACTGGCCATGGGTTCAAGTATTAGATCCAGATTTAGGAAGACAAGTTTGGGTTCCTGCATCCACAGTAATGGGCGGTGTATTTGCTTATAACGATACAGTATCCGATCCTTGGTTTGCACCAGCAGGTATAAACAGAGGTGGGTTAGGACAAGTAATTAGACCAGAAAGAAAATTAGCTCAAGCAAGTAGAGATACATTATACACTAGCAAAGTAAACCCAATTGCTTCTTTCCCAGGAACAGGAGTAGTAGTTTATGGTCAGAAAACATTACAAACTAAAGCATCAGCCCTAGATCGAGTAAATGTTAGAAGACTTTTAATTGCAATGAAATCTTATATCTCTCAAGTAGCACAGAATTTAGTTTTCGAACAAAACTCAACAGCTACTAGAAACAACTTCCTAGCACAGGTTAATCCTTACCTAGAAAGCATACAACAGAGACAGGGATTATTTGCATTCAAAGTAATAATGGACGACAGTAATAATACCGCTGATGTGATTGATAGAAATCAATTAGTAGGTCAGATCTACGTACAGCCTACAAGAACAGCAGAATTTATATACCTAGACTTCAACATTACGCCAACAGGAGTAGCTTTCCCGGCATAGTAGTAACTAAAAGAGAAATTAAACTATTTATAACTAAATAAGATAACGACATGTCAATACTAACTCAAGATGAAATATTCTTCACACAGTTCGAACCTAAAGTACAGAACAGATTTATCATGTATATGGACGGTATACCGACCTACATGATCAAAGGCTTATCAGGACTAGGATTTGAGCAAGGAGAGATTGTACTTAACCATATAAACACATACAGAAAAGTAAAAGGTAAATTAAGATGGAATGATCTTTCTATGACATTATTCGATCCGATTACTCCTTCTGGAGCTCAGGCAGTAATGGAATGGACTCGTTTACATCACGAATCTGTAACAGGTAGAGATGGCTATAGTGACTTCTACAAAAAAGACCTAGTAATAGACATAGTAGGTCCTGTAGGAGATGTAGTATCTGAGTGGGTAATTAAAGGAGCATTTATTAAGAATGCAGCATTTGGAGATCTAGACTACGATAACGACTCTACAGCACAAACTATTACATTAGGAATAGGAATGGACTACGCTGTATTAAATTTTTAAACTACCCCACACTAGCAATACTAAGACCTGGACTAAACATCCAGGTCTTTTTGTTTACCCTAGAGCTGGTATTTAAACGTAAAAATCTTATATTTATAAAGAAATAAAACTATGTGCGGATGCGGATGTAATACTTGCGAGACTAAACCAGCAGTACTTTTAAATGAAAGTAAAGCAACTAAAGAGATACTCTCAGAAGGCTTAAGGTATCATTTAGATAATAATAGACCTTTAACCGATCACCTGTATAGAGCAGGATCAACAAAATACTTCGACCTGTTTGCAGAAGCAAGAGCTTTATACGCTAGAGAGATATTAGAATTCTCAGGATCTGATCTGGAAATACTAACAGAAACCGATTTAGGTCATTTTGGAATATACGAAGGAGTAAAAGTTCCTTTAGATTTCCCTATATTAGAAGAATCATTAGATTACGATGAAGTAGCACAAGCTGAGTTTGGTATGGATTATAATCAACTAGGCCCAGGTGAAAAAGAATGGGTACGGGATGAAATAGACAACATGTCTATGAACGAAGCTAAAAACGACATATACGATAAATTCCTATCTAATCCTACATCTCCAAAAGGCAGAGCCAAAGCGATAATCTCTAAATTTATAAAAAAGTATGGAGAAGATGCAACAGAAATGGCTGTAGATAGATTTGCTAGTCAAAACAACCTAAAACCTGAAGAAAAATACATCCTAAAATATATTACTAAAAATAATATTAAAATATCATCACAACCAGGAGGACCTAACCTTTCAGTATTAAAAGAAGCTAAATACCAAGGTAAGACAGTACAGTTAAGCTCTCCAAAGAGAGGCGGCAGTAAGAAGTTCTTTGTATATGTTAAAGATCCAAAAACTAAGAAAATAAAAAAAGTATCTTTCGGGGGAACCACAGGGCTAAAAGCAAAAATAAACGACCCAGAAGCGAGAAGAAACTTTGCAAAAAGACATAACTGTGCAGAAAAGAAAGATAAAACTAAACCTGGGTACTGGTCATGTCGCCTGCCAAGATATTCTAAACTATTAGGACTAAAAGGAAGTTATAGTGGATTCTGGTAAACCGTATACTGATTTAGAAGTTACAGACAAATACACTATTCGTGAGTTCGACGGAAATATAGATCCAATCGAACTACTCTGGCATCGTGATGATGAAGATAGGACAATCGAAATACTAGAAGATACAGATTGGCAAATACAGTTAGAAGATAAGTTGCCTAGTTGCTTAAAGGATCGTATCTTTATAGCAAGGCATGAGTGGCATCGGGTTATTAAAGGAGCAGGAACACTAACGTTGAAGATACACAAAACATGAAAACACTAACAGAAGATAAAACTTCTAAGAAATATAAAGATCTAGTAGCCCTTATCTTAGATAAGCACAAAGCAACATACCTAGGAGCGGGAGACAATGGGGTAGCCCTGGAATTACCCGATGGAAAAGTAATTAAGGTAACAACAGATAGTGTAGAGTTGAAACATGCTGAGACCCTTGCAAACTACAATTTCTCTTGCATCATACCAATCCATAAAATTAAGGTACTTTCTCAAGGATTAGGGTATATAGTTATGGAAAATGCTGAACAATTAACAGCAGATGAAAAAACGTTAATAAAAAGAACAATGGATCGAGCAGAAGCTTATCTTCTAGACGATGATGAGGAAGCATTAAAGATCTTCTTAAAAGCACCTAAACTCTTAGAATTCCTAACCGGAATAAAAACAGCATATACTAGAGCAGGTCTAGACATAGACGAAATAGACTACTCAGCAGACAACCTAATGAAATATAAAGGTAAGTTTGTTATGGTAGATTTGTAAGAAAAACAATAAGATATATATTTATAATAAAATAGTTACATTAAAATGTCAGAATTTAAGTTCCCAACAGAAGAGATAGATCTTCCTTCAAAAGGATTACTTTATCCAAAAGATTCCCCACTTGCAAGCGGCAAGGTAGAAATGAAATACATGACCGCTAAAGAAGAGGATATCCTAACTAATCCAAATTACTTAGCAAAAGGAATCGTCGTAGACAAGCTACTACAGTCTCTAATAATTACTAAAGTAGATTACAGCGAACTACTAGCAGGAGATCAAAACGCAGTTATGATTGCAGCGAGAATACTGGGATACGGAAAAGATTACGAATTTACCTACAGAGGTATTCCGCAAGTAGTAGACTTAACTACATTAGAAGATAAAGCGTTTGACGAAACTTTAATACAGCCTAATATTAATGAATTTCAATATACTTTACCTCATTCAAAAATAGTAGTAACATTTAAAGTACTAACTGTAGGAGATGCAAGTAAAATTAAAAGAGAGCTAGATGGACTTAAAAAAATTAATAAAGATAGCAGCTCGGAAATGTCTACCCGTCTGAAACACACTATAGTTGCAGTAAATGGAGATAGGGAAATAGGAACAGTTAGAAACTTTGTGGACACCTCACTTCTCGCTAGAGATGCAAGAGCATTAAGAAATTACATAAACGAAGTACAGCCTGATATAAACTTAACAGTTACGGTAGAAACAAGTAATGGCGAGGAGGACATTACTCTACCAATAACAACTAACTTTTTTTGGCCTGACTCCGCAGCATAGAAAAAATACCTTTGATCAAATACACGAAATAGTATTTCACGGAAAGGGAGGGTACTCCTTTACAGAAGTCTACGAACTCCCGATACATCTCCGAAAGTACATATACCGCACATTAACAGAGTATTACGAAAAGCAAAAACCACAAGACGACGGAAACCTCCTTGCAGATAAGGTAAAATCAGGAGCAGTACAGGTACCGGACTACATGAAAGGTAAAAAACTCGCATATAACGGAGGGTAGCTTAAAACACTACCCTTCTCTATTTATACTATATGGCAAGCCCAGAAGATAATAACTTAAAAGATACTTTACAGGATGCAGCTTTTCTCCGTGATACTATTAGCTCTATCGGAGCTACCATAGCAGATAGTTTAAATACACAGCTTTCTGAAGCTTTAGGACTGACAAAAGCGATCGGAAAGACAGTAGAGAGGGATGTAAATGCTGCCTTTCTAAAACTTACCAGGGGAACAGATAAGATACTAGCAAATACTATAGATCTTGCAGAAGGAACTGCTAATGTTAAAACTATAGCAAACCAGATTAACGACCTTAAAACTAAAGAGATTGCCCTTGAGAACCTATTAGAGGTAGCAAGATTAAATAACCTAATAATCTACGACGAGGAGCAGGAGAGCTTAAAAGAAACACTAGCACTACAGAAAACACTCCTAGACGCCCAGCTTACCCAAGCCACTAAGTTACAATCCAAGCTAGGAGTCACAGGAGGGCTACTTAAAGGACTAAGTAAAATCCCAATACTAGGAAACCTTATAGAGGCAGAGAAAGCACTATCAGCAGCACAGACCGAAGCCGGTAGCGCAACATCCTCTAGATTCTCCACAATGGCGGCCGGTTTAAAATCCGTAGGAATGTCCCTAGGTAAAAATTTACTAGATCCCCTAGTATTAGGCGGACTATTAGTAACAGGGATAGTAGCTACGTTTAGACAACTAGATAAGCTAACCTCCGATACTGCCCGAAACTTTGGAATAAGTAACAGCCAAGCTAATGAGTTAAATAAAGAGCTTAGCGCAATGGCGAGTACTACAGAAGGGCTGTACGGAACAACTAGAAACTTCAATGAAGCTTTCACTACACTAAATAAAAGATACGGGACATTTGGTAAATTTAATAAGCAGACCTTAAAAGATTTTACAGACTTAACAAAGCAAGCAGGAATTAGTGAACAAGCAGTAGGAGCTCTACAGGATATGACTTTTCTCACCGGAAAAGGATTACGAGAATCTACAAAAGAGTACAAAGGACAAGTAGCTCTTCTGAATATACAGAACGGGTTAGCACTAAACGAAGCAGAGGTCCTAGAGGGAATAAGCGACATATCCTCCTCAATTAAGCTGCAAATGGGAGGTTCTGCAGCAGCAATGGCACAGGCTGTTTTTAAAGCCAAAGCTCTAGGGGTAGAGATGAAAGATCTTGCCGCTACATCCAATGCACTATTAAATTTTCAATCCTCTATTGAAGATGAATTAGCAGCAGAACTACTAACCGGAAAGCAGTTAAATCTAGAAGGAGCACGATACGCAGCATTGATGGGAGATCAAGCCACACTTGCTGACGAACTAGCAGCTAACATAGGCACTGCAGCAGAGTATGGAAAATTAAATGTCATCCAGCAGGAAGCATACGCAAAAGCAGTTGGCATGTCTACAAACTCTCTAGCAGACGCCTTGATTCAGAGAGAAGCTTTAAATAAACTAGACGCACAAGGAAATACTTTACAGGAAAAATATAACAACCTTAAGAAACAGGGTAAAACTGAAGCAGAGATAGCAAAACAATTAGGAGATGACGCATTAGCTTCTCAACTAGAGAGCGTATCATTACAGGAAAAACTTGCTGTTGCCGGGCAGAAGTTTCAAGACGCTTTACTTCCTCTAGCAGAAAAAGTACTTCCTTTAATACACAGCTTCTTTAATTTTGTAGGAGAAAATATAGGAACTATTATTGGAGCTATGAAAATACTACTCCCCTTAGCTATCGCTTACAAAGTAGCTACAATAGGGACCGCAATTGCTGCAGCCACTATCAACCCAGCGGCAGCAATTGCCGGGCTAGCAGCAGGAGCAGTTATGTTAGGCGTACTTAACTCCGCTCTAGACGCAGGACCGGAAGAAGGAGCAGGATCTACAAGCTCGCTAGGAACAATTCAAGCGGGAACAGAAAATAGACAAGAGAGACCTTACTCGTCAAGCAACCCTGCAAATAGCACAGCCAGTAATACGCAAGTTAATATTACCCCTTCAGATACTAAAATAACATTGAATCTAAATGGACAAGCTGTCGGGAATGCAAACGCTAGACAGGCTTACGGAGTAGGTAGAAACGTTAAAGCACTAGGAGGCGGAGTTGACTATAGTGCAACAGTCTAAACCGATATTTACAAAAAGTTTATATTTATAATAAAAGAAATAACCATGGGCATATTAGATTTACTAACAACACAAGGCTCTACCCTATCAGCACACGATGGAGCAACCCCGCCAATTAATCCTCTCTCTACTAAAGACTCCGGTCTTCATGCGAAAGGAAACGGAGCAGCAGGGTATTCCTTAGACGGAGCACTTAAAGCAGAAGTAGTTAAGGCATATAATGAGTATGAGGACGGAGTACCTAATACTCTACCACAGCCGTCTACATTAGACTTAAACGGAAAAAAACCAAAAGGCTATACACATCCTGAGAAAGGAACTACCTATCCTTAATGGCATTAAAGGACCTAGTAACTGACTTAGGGTCGTTTTATGAAAATAACCCGTTTGCTGCAGATTTTAAATCTAAAGCCGGACCTACCTATGCTCAAAAATACGGATTCAATCAACGAAGTTTAGAGTTCGGCAAGGATAGACCTGGAGATGGAAGTAGCAGACAGCCTTTTATAAAAGGTGGAATACCTGGAGTAGAGGAGAATATACCTTCCGCTACTGGATTAATAGCAGGAATCACTAGAGAGGTTTCTAGCAGGAGTATAGACTTAGAAAGAATTACTAAATTCCTTACAACTCCTAAAGGTCTTCTTTTCATAGGTAAACAACAGATACTATCAGGACAGAATCCAATCGTACCCGGAAGACCTAATCGATCCGGACCTCTTAAAGGACTTTATAACCCCTTAGCGACATTAGCACAGGTCGCAGCAAGCGGAACTGGACTACGCCTTAATAAGCAAGGAAGAATACTGGGATCTTTCGACAGCAGTTTAAAATACGACAAGGTTTACGGAGCAGACTATAGCGGATATAGAAATAAACTGCTTATGCTTCACGCTTCTAAACTATCCGTAAAAGGAGCCGAATCCAATCAAACAAATCCAAACCTTGAAGACTTTGGAATATCGAAAGACTTTCAGCAACTATTTAACTACCCCGGAGGACCTGGGATTACACAGACTATAATCTCTTTTGCAGATAATAGAGTATACAGCGGTAAGGAGAAGAATGCATATCAAGTATTTACTCAAAACACCTTTACCTATAACTTAGATCAGCTATTACAACAACCACAAAGAGGAGATGATACCCTAAACCTAATAGGCACAGACTTCAGGAAAAACATAAATATTGTAGAAGGAAACCTAATACAGAAGCAAGTAGGAGTCTTTGGAAAAAATGCAGTAGATTATAGTGATCCACTAGTTAACAAAATAACAAGAGTAGGATTAGGAGACCCCGGTAAAAAAACTAGAAATAGAAGTAATCTATACGTCTCTGACATAGATACTGTAGACAGAGTAGCAGCAATGCCACTGTACAAGCAAAAGAATGTTGACATAGAGACAGGAAATACCCGAGATTTTATTAGGTTTCGGTTTGAAGTAATGGATAATGCTTCAAACGATCATACATTCGTACACTTTAGAGCTTTTCTTGGAGCAATAACCGATAATTTTGGAGGAACATGGGACACTGCAAAATTCGTAGGACGGGGTGACAGCTTCTATAACTACACTGGGTTTACACGATCTATAAGTTTAAGTTTTAAAGTACATCCTCAGACAAGAGATGAGATGAAAGCAATGTACCAAAAACTTACGTACCTAGCTTCTACATTAGCACCAGACTATGCAGGAGGTTACATGAAAGGTAACTTAGTTAGACTTAATGTAGGAAGTTACCTCTACAGAATACCTGGGTTTATAACAAACCTAACTTACACTGTACCGGAAGAAGCTTCCTGGGAGATAGCTTATAACGAACCGGAAAGAGGGCAAGAGGTAACTCAACTTGAAACACCTAGACATTTTGACGTGTCTTTAAACTTCACACCCATTCACGATTT